TTGGGATCTAATTAACTATGGTATGGCTAACTAACTATTCAATGTTTATGTATAGAATTAGTTTTTGAATGGTCGTTGAGCAACTGGTAATATATCTTTATGAAAATGTACCAGTTGATCTAACGATCTCGGGTTGTCTGCTTCATGCATTAAAAATCCATACAGCATCCCCATTTCAGCTGTTGTGGGCACGTAATCGAACAGTTTCGTGCTGTTGTAATACTGATTGCTGGCGATGCATGCTTCGCTCAGGTCAGACTGACTTAAGAACATTTCGAGACCACCTCGTAATGATGTAATTGTCTCGCGGTATTGATGGTAATCTTTATAATCTTTCGACAAATACTTAGCGACTCGCCGCAATGCATCTGGGACGACTGCTTGTGATAATATGAATTTCCCGGCAAACTCAATGACCGGCGGTTCTTCATTCTTAAGATGTAACCCGTGGTCGCTTAGCCACTTTGACCCGTAATCAAAGACTATACCGTGTCCAATTAGGCCAGAATCATCACCTGTGAACACACCAACCGCAAGATCGTCCCATTTATACATGATGGCGATGTTACACATGTTATAGATAGTGTTACGCAACCATGTCTCGAAAGTGCCGGAATGGAATTTTAGTTCCCCAATGAGTTTGCAGAAAGAGGCAAACATGGTCCAATGATCACTGTGGTCACGATACCGGAAGACCAAGTCTTGCGGCATTCCTATGATGATATAAAGTACAGACATAAGCATGTAAGCCATCAGGCCTTGAGTGCTGTCATACTCCGAAAAATCACCAGCTTTACGGTCAAGCGGTCGTCTCCCTTTCCGGTTGGCGAACTCATGCAGCAATGCACCAACTTTCTCTGAAAACTCACAATCCGTCATGTTGCACATCATTACAATCTCATTTTTAAGTAAGGACGGTAACAAGTGGGTAAGCATGCGCCCAAACCCTGCGTACAACAAATTGACTTGTTTATTGTAGGCGCTGACACCCTGCGAAACTTTGTGGAAATCATAAGATTGCGTCTGCATTTTCGCCTTGACTTGTTTCTTTGGGAAGAAAGATACCCAGAAATCTTTCGTACTTTCCAATAATTTGTCATACTCTTCGCGCGGCATACATTTCTGGTCAACAGATCGGAATGCCTCGGTGAGATGATACTCGAAGAGCCCCGGTGTGAGCGCTTGTTTTCGCAAGGTTTTGAGGAATTTGACCGTTTTAGGTTGTAATAGGCTAACAACCGTGTTCGTGAAAGAATCGGTGGTGGGTATTTCGACGTTCGGCTGGTCTTTGACATCTCTGACCATTTTTTCTGCCAGCGCATCCAACATTGCGGCAACATCGTTAGCGGCCATTTGCACACTAGTGCGTAAAGTGTCCTTCGCATATCTCTCAGACATGGAACCAATCAACGTCAAAGCGTCAGAAAATTGCATTTTTGCGTACTTTTGATCCGCAATTCTAAAACCATGAGCTGACATTTTCATCATTTTCCCCATGAGTTCTTCGGCTTTGATGATCAGTCTTCCACCACCTTCGTGTGCTATGTTCGTGTCTGTAATACCAGCTATACCCGATAGGAAATCATTCGTTTTGAAGGTGCGATCCATGATATCCATCGCCTGTTCGAGTGTGCACGCCGGGAAAGCGACGGCTTTGTCGACTTGTTTAGTCGGAATCTTGACCGGGCGCACTCCAGCATTGAGCATCAAGACGTCCCTGGGTATATGTTGATCATGTAGGTGGACCCCGAACCTTTGTAGATTGATGTCAATGTTAGATCCTATGAAATCAATATACCGACGCATATGATCATTCTGCCCGATGAATACGAGTTTTTCAGAATGCCGTGATAGCATGACTCGAATATGTTCGATGGACTGCACAAGACCGGTCTGTATGGCCCGATCGTCAATTTCAAAATATACGGTACGTTGGGACTCGCCTTGGTATTGGTGTATCGTATTTGTGTTTGCAGCAGCTGCGGATGCTTGGTTGTACAAAATCAAGGGCCCGCGCCCATAGCGCGTCTGTAAGACCTCGTGATCTTTTGCTGTTCCGTTAACGTAATATATGGATGCTGCGACGTCATTCGTACCGACCATGTCGTGATACCCCAATGTGCGTAATATGGTGATGACGTCCTGAGGGTTCCGATGATTAACCCAGTTCACAATCTTCGGTCGAATTTGTGCGAGTCTTGAGATTGTGCTATAACTTTGTGAACTGGTGAAATCGATGGGCCCAATTTGTAGCGGGTCACCGTAAAGCAGTATCATTTTTGGTTTCAACATGTTATGAATGCGTGTGACGTATGGGGCGTAGAAGGTGAAAGCTTCATCGATAACAATGATAGAACCTCGGGGGACGGCGGCGCTGAAAATTTTGTGGAAAGTATGCACACGCTTCGCGCCTAATTCTATATACTGCTCTTTCAACCTTTTAGTGGGTACGATGACGAAAGCATCATTTTGCATAACCCATCTGGCCATGATATCCGTTGTTTTGCCACAACCCGGGACACCGGAAAAGATAGACACCGGTGTGGATGTTTGCTCGTATCTGCACACGCCCACGGAGATCCCGGGTGGGGTTTCGCACGTAAATATG